ACAGCCTCGTGGTAACGGGCATCACGACAATAGTCGCTCTCATACTATTTGCGACAAATTATCGACAAATGACTCGATATCAAGTGATTGTCAGCCTATCTGTAATCGGCGTCTTGATCGGTATCCACGGAATCCTGCATGCCTTGTACGAAGATACAACAAAACCTACTATCATGTTATGAATTTAATTATTTGAGCGCAGCATATTTGAAAACAGATTGATGACATCCAAATAATAATCCATCGAGGCAGTGACAAAATCGCCCTGATAATAGTCGGCGCGTTTCAAAATATTGTTGGTATCATAGGCAACATAAAGCCCGAAGATGCCGACTCCGAAGGTCGATAGCCATTTTTTATATTTTTCGGTCTTTCCAGAGAACATGGTAAATATACGCGTAATCAGAAGAGAAAGAAGAGCAATGAATAAGACGAGTCCGACCTTGTCGCCAAGAACCGGTAACAAAGCGCCGACAATAAACATGATAGCAAAAACGCCCATTGCGCCTAAAATCGCATTATGGATCGCCTCGTCGCCGTATACACTTTTGTAAACAGTATTGATGCGTCCGATTAAATATGAAAAAACGCAAAAAATGAGGAGTTTGATCCAATAAGGCAGATTGGTTGCTATAATGAGGAGAAGTAAGATAAAAGACCCAAAAACAGTTAGCCAAAAACTTTCGATAAGTGGTGAATTTTCCATCACGTAATAGCTGATACCAAGTTGAACGAATAAATTGGAGAAGATCTTCAAGAGAAATCCACGATTTTTTGCAATAAGAGAGACTAAATCGGCAGCACCGCCTTTTTGCATACCGCCTTTAGCAAAGATGGACGAAAGAACCATTCAAGTATATATAGTGTAAATTTATTTTCCGGTTGGCACGAAGGTTGGATCATGATCGATAGCATTCATCAAGCGGACTTGAGCCTTGGCCTTTTTCAAGGTTGTGCAGCGTGCCTTGGTGCGGTTCTTTTTTCCTTTGGCTTTTTTGACAGAGTAGCAGTTTTTTCCGCGGACTTTGCGAATTGTGTATGGCATTTTTGTATATGTTATGTGTATACAAAAATGGAAACTGGAAGAACTATGTTTATGCACTCTGTCGTCATTGGCATTGTGGCATACCTATTTATGATTTATGTGCTTGGTCAAGGCCAAATGGTGGCGGAGAACAGAAGTTTCTTATTGGGCGCGGTTGTTTTGGCATACATGATTTTGTTTGGCCACGGACTGCCGACATCTTTGAACAAAGGCTTGTTTTAAGGTGTCCATAAAGGTTTTCCGTCTAATAAAAAATTAATTTGAAATTCGTGTTTAAGAAAGTTCGCCAAACAGCAAGGGACTGGGACTAATCCACATCTGTAATTATAGTTATTACTAAATTGATGTCGAATATTTTCTTTAAGTTCAAAGTCGGAGGTGTTATTTCTATATTGAAACTGGATATCACTCTCATTCGAGACGTAAAGATTCACAGTCCTGATTATACGGCTCAATGCCCTGGCAATATCTGCCAAATCAATTTCTCTTATATTTTGCAATTCTTTTACAAGATATAAGTACAGTGTGAAAGTTCCACAAGTCTCGCCCTTCCCATATTCGTTAATTTTCTTGACAAAATCTGTATAAGTTATGTTTTTGTCAACCCATAGATTCCCACGTCCTGCATTGCCAATCATTATTTTTGTTTTAAGAGCATGGTCAGAAACATTGTTGTTAATTTCAATGACAATTTTTTCTTTTAATGATAGATTTTCGTTTTTAACCGAGTCAAATTCACTTCTAAGATCTGAAAACTCTTTTTGAAGTAGTTCATTCGACTGTTTCAACAGCAACAATTCATCTTCCATAGAAGAAAGTTTATCATATATTGCGCTAAACATTTTTTAATTTATTTATGAAACCGGGCCTCTGCATACAGGACACCGAGAATGATTTTCGAACCACCGCTGCAAAGCGGCTTCTTTGAATATATGCCCGCACCGGTTTATTTTTGTCACGGCTTCACCTTCGTTAACGACTTCAAGAGTAATTGGACATATGTGCGGCGTATTATCAAGGATTTGGTAGCCATATGTGCTGGTGCCATTTTCGATTTCTTCGGCACTTAGACCCGGACGCGATCCGCTTGGATCGAGAACGGAACCGCTTGAATCGATAATAGACCCAGAGAAATCAAAAAAGCGAAACGACGGCAAGAGTGCGAAAATATCGATCGCTGCACTGCTGTTGCTTCTGCTATCATCGCGACGCGCGTCCCGGATCAATCCAATCAAAGATGACATATTCCGATTGTATCGATCTTGGTTGTAGTTGTAATCATGAATGATTCGCATAATGTCGGCAGCTTCCATTCTATAATAAAGGAAACCAAGGTTTCCTTTAAATCCTTCCTTTCTTTTTGTTGTAATCCATGTAATTACGTATCGGTGGGTCGTAATTTTTTTATACACATTCAAAGGTGAAATAAATTTAAAAAATAAAAGGAAGGATTTAAAGGAAACCTTGGTTTCCTTTATAATGAACATAACAGATAAAAATTATTCAGAGGACGGATATACGGGATTGGCGAATTTAGGTAATACTTGTTTTCTAAATTCGTGTGTGCAGATACTCACCCACACAATCGAGTTGCATAAGATTTTCCAAAGCTCAGTGGTACAAAAGTTGTTAGATACAAACAAAGCCATGGATGAATGCCGCGTTTTGCTAGAGTGGAAGGCACTCGCTGAACTCATGTGGTCGGGCAACGGCGTGGTGAATCCAATGCGTTTCGTCAAGGCGGTGCACGAAATCGCCACGCGCAAAGGGATCGAAGTTTTTACGGGGTGGGCGCAAAATGACGTGACAGAGTTCTTGCGATTCATCATCAACTGTTTCCACACGGCGATCGCGCGACCAGTCAAAATAAGCGTAAGTGGCAAACCGAAAACCGAGCTCGACAACATTGCGGTAAAGTGTTGCAATATGTTGAGTGATATATACAAAAAAGAGTACTCGGAGATTTATGCCATGTTTTACGGCATTTCCGTGACGGAAATTAAAAACATGGAGGGAAAGATTTGTTCTCACAAGCCCGAGCACTTTTTCATGATTGATTTACCGATTCCCGATGCGGCAGGCAACAAGTCTTTGTATGATTGTTTCGACTTGTTTGTGAAAGCCGAGTCGATGACGGGTGACAACCAGTGGTTTAACGATACAACAGGGGCCAAAGAGGACGTATCGAAGCGAACCTTTTTCTGGAGTCTCCCCAAGACCTTGATCATCACGTTGAAGAGGTTCTCTGTGAATAGTCGCGGGCGCATCAGCCGGATCGACGACATTGTCGACTGCCCATTGGACAATCTGAACCTCTCCAAATATGTAGAAGGCTACGACGCGAAAAAGTACGTCTACACGCTTTTCGCCGTTTCGAACCATATCGGGTCACCGTCGGGCGGACACTATACGTCGTACATAAAAACCGGGCGAGGTTGGGTGCATTTTAACGACGGCAAGTTGGATGCGATTGGCGAGCAATCTGTGATTTCATCGAGCAGTTATTGTTTGTTCTACAAACGCCTGGAAGTTTAGGCACGAAATAATATGCTTTAATATCATATAAATGTCAACAAAAGACCTTTCCGGAAATACTATTAAACCCGATACAAAAAGTTTTTCTAAAGATAATATTTTTAATCCACAAACTGTGCTTTTATCACTTAGTGTCCTCTTATTGTATTTTATTTTAAACTCATTTATGGGTATATTTTTTAACGCTGAAGATGTAGCACAGCAATCGACCAAAGCCAGTTTTATCGATTTTGTATTGCTTGCAGTAATTGTGGGTGCTGCTTTTATTTATTATTATTCATTGCCACCTTCGCAGCAAGATTCATATTGGGATGATATACTAGCATCGACCAAAGGGTATCTGAACAATGCTTACTCGATTCTTGGGGTCATAATATTCATAGTAGTCTTGTATACCGGCATATATTTGTTTAGAGTCCAAATGACCCCCGAGTCAAAACCGTGGACGATTTCGTTTTTAGAATCCAATGCATATTTGTTGTTGTTTGTTCTCGCCTTTATCCAATTTTTCAAGTACGTGTTAAAAATTGACATTGTTGCCGTCATATTTGGCGACGCGCAGCTCCCGGCTGCGCCGGCGATAACAATCGACAGCAGCGGATCTGTCGTTGCTGCGCCGCCAAAAGAAAAAAATGAAGTGTTTAACGTCTCCAACAATCTATATAGTTACGAAGACGCAAAAGCAGTTTGCAAGGCGATGGGATCAAGACTCGCAACATATGATGAGGTCGAGGAGGCATACAACAACGGGGCGGAATGGTCGACATATGGTTGGAGCGAGGGTCAGCACGCATATTTCCCCACACAAAAGGCTACATGGGAAAAGCTGCAAAAAGTAAAAGGACATGAACATGATTTAGGACGACCGGGAGTGAATGGCGGCTACTTTTCGAATCCGAACGTGAGATTTGGTGTGAACTGTTATGGCGTGAAGCCGCCGATGACCGATGCAGAGAAGGCTCTTATGGATGCGAAGAAAGATAGAATTTATCCCAAGTCGAAGGAAGACGAGCTGCTCGATGCCAAGGTAGAGTTTTGGAAGGCGAATCGCGACAAAATGATGGTTATAAGTGGATACAATAATTCGGCGTGGTCTAGGTTCTAACATTGTAAAGAATTTTTTTTCATAAAAACATACATTCGTTTTTTATGAAAATTATTAGATTCGGGGCGCAACACGTCTGGCCTCCAACTGTTCTCGCGACAAATAAATACTCTTCAAATCTGACTCGGTGTAACCAAGTGGTTGTTTTGTATCAATGACGGAGCTATACAAATAGGGGGTGCCAGTCGCACCTGCCGAAATATGGTCAACAAATCGCTCATAGTATCCTACATCATTGCTGGCATTTCTAAAGTCGTTTTCCATAATACTTCGGGCGTTGGAGATCATGTACTGGCGGTACTTGGCATTGTTGGTCTCACCGCTCTGTTTAACAATCGAGTTGTGGAGGAGAGTCTCGGATCGACTACCGGCGATGATGGAACGCCCGTCGTTCATCAAGGGGGGAAACCCCTGGTAGCGGTTGTTTGCATAATATCCTAAATTAGATTGGGGGATGGTTTCTTTGATTATTGGGTAAGCAGATTCAATCGATTGGCCGCAAAACATATTTATTTATTATAGAGAGGGAAAAAAATTAAGGGCTAAGAAGTAGACTTGGATGTTTTTTTCACAGGTTTGCTTCTTGGTTCTTTCACAACGTTAGATGTTTTTCTCGCAGGTTTCTTTCTTGGAACTTTTACAACTTTCAATGTTTTTTTCACAGGTTTCATAGGACTAGAAGACCAAGGAGTCCGCGATGACCACGAAATCCTTTTTTTCATTTGTGTCAAACCTTCGTCCTTTTTATTGAAATTGTTAACAAATCCTTTCGATAAATACCATGGAATCGCTTCATCCACAGCCTCGAGATCAATCTGCTTGATTTTCATTTTCTTGCAGGCTTGATTGATTGCTTCAAATAATATTCGCCCACCGTGATT